CTTTTTTGATGTACTATGCTCGCTTTTAAGTACTGCCGGCGCGTCAAATATGTGCTTACGATAATTCTTTTTTGCAATATCAATATAACGATTTTCAGATGCAAACGCACCTTTCTTCGCTTGTAACGACGGTGCCAATCCGATATTTGAACTTACTTTTTGCATCTGCGTAGAACGTTCTAGATAGTTGGCGTGCGTATTCGGTGTAGTATCTAGATGGGTTGTATTACGAAAAGTTTTATACACAGGATTCTCATCGCGATCGTTAATATAGCTTAAAGGCGAAAGTTGAACGGCCGCTGAAAGGTCTTGATACAAAAAATATGGTGTGCGATTAATATCTGCAGCAGTACTTACTACTGTCATAGCAGCTCTCAGTGGATTTGAGATGTTTATATTACCGTCAAATTGTGTACCACACTTACCAGATTGCACAAAGTTAGACACATTTAAGTCGTCTTTCATAATTCGCTCGATAATAGATGCGCTACTTCCTGATATCGTTCTCGAAATTGTTTTAAGTGGTGCAATATAAGCGTGCTCTGTGACGGCAACCAAAGTATAAGCCTGAACCTGTGTATCATCAGGATTTCTAGCGTAATCGTTGTATTCCTGAACAATAAATTTGTAAGATAATGTGCGTTCTACATCAAAGGATTTTACAACAATTTCAATAAAAATTGTTTCGTTACCGGTAATGCCAAATTCTTCTAAAAAGTTAGATTGGTCCTGTATACCGATCTCACAAACAAGCGCAGGCGCAAAAAGAGTTTCGTGTATTCTAGTATAAGCAACCATGGAACGTATATCCCGCTGCTGGCCTGAAACGTTTTCAATGATACACTGTGTTAGATCATAGGCAGAATTTGCTAGAGAATTGCCTTTGCCATCAACAATACCTTTATTTGATGTATTACTCATTCAACAATTTTTTAAATTCTCTCGCAAACGATTCGATATATAAAGGATTTACCGTTTTAATCGTTCTTCTTTGGTCGTTTTCCCCGATTGTTTCATCGTATATCGATTCATAATTGGTTGCTTCATGGCCGGCATTGAATTCACTTATTTCTTCGTTAATATTTAACGGATCATAATAATAAGCAGGAGCAAGAGAACCGTCTTTCCAGTACTGCGTAGATGTTAGTGTGTAGTTTCTGTCTAAGATATCATCTGGTATTGTATTAAAAAATGCATTTGGCCTGAATCTTTCCGTAATTGGCCTAAGATCATCAATAAAGGACTTGCGTAGGGAATCCGCCTGTGAAGTACCATCACTAATAAATTGAACACTAAAATCTGAAACAGATGCTGCGGTGTAAAACATGCTAGTCTTTGATAATGCTACATACTTTGTATCATTTGATCCGCCATTACCAAATTGAGCATTAAGGTTAACATCCTCAGAAAACCATGTAACATCACTATTATCTATCCAAATAAGTGACATATTTGGATCATAGTCTACAATCTTAGCAGAAGAAAAAACTCTTTTATTGTTAGATGAAATAGTGTCTATTACTTTACACAGTTTTAAATACGGCAAATATGCTTCGTTTTTAATAGGAATTCCTACTAAAGTAGACCTCCTTCCACTGCTGTCGGCATCTCCAAAAGGGAATCTAAAAGCAGAAATGTTTTTATATTGATTAGCAATATAGTTTTTAATCTCAGAATCGCCTTTCGGCCATGCTGATAGGCCGTCTTTAAGAAAATCATTAGTAATATAAAATGTCCAATAATAATCTGTAGTGCCATATAAGCGGCGTGAAACAGTGTCCGGCCGTTCTGAGTCTAAAATATCAGTGGTTGAATACGTGTAAGTAGATTGTGCTAATCGGTCAATGACATCTACATACCGAAAATAGTCGGTTATTACACTTTGTATACCATTATTTTGTATGCTATACGCGATTTTTGGAAATTGGTTAAAAAACATTTTAATTATTTAATTGTTACTTTTTTTGTTAGCCGCCCTCGTTCATCGCCTTTTTGGCTTCAGCTTGCTTCTCCATCAACTGCTTCCCGACAAAGGACTTCGCCGTTTCACCGATTTGATCAGCCCCCGCATTGGCCTTATTGATTAGCGCATCAAAGGCTTCATCTTGTGCGTTCTCTCTATTACCATCGTTTTCAAGGTTTGTAAACTCATCGCGAGTAAGAATTTTTGTTTCTTGAAATTGAAGAGACATGTCTATTTCATATGGTGATAGGTCTTCCCTTCGATAAGTGTTTGATGATGGGTTTATAACAGTATTTACTCCAGTGAGATAGCAACTGTAAATTTTAGGAATATAATCTAATTCTTTTTGGTCCGGATCAACGAATTTTATTATCCATTTTGGTGGGTAACTAAGCATAAAACTACTACTCTTATTGTATTTTGCTGCATACACATATGTCCTAAATGCCTGCTGTATTTTATCAATCATCTTTACTTCAGCATTAGATTTGCCAATCATTTTAAAATCAAACTGGAAATTTCTGATTGTGTTTCCACTAAATGCACTGTTAGTCCTAGGGTTCATAATTTGCTTATTTGCAAATTCTATATTAGTTGCTAAAGCATCAAACCCACTCTTTTTTGCGGCAATAATGCTCGCACCAATTGCACCTACAGCATCAAATTCCGCTCCTATCATCTCTCCTGTTCTTTCGAGCGCGGAAAACGCGGTATCCACGGAGAGCTCTCCAGTCTCGGCTACTAACTTGGCAAATTCTCCTATTATCCCAACATCAAAGGTGGTATAAGATGCACCATCACCATAAGTAATACCTTGAGGAATTGGAAAAAATATTGATTCCATTGGTTCGTCATCGGGTATGCAGCTAAAATGAATAATAGGCCTTCCGTTATCACCAAGGTTCATTGGAAACCTCATTGTGCCCTCTCCGAAGCCCCTACCAGAAATTTTCGCATCGAGATTTTTATCAGAACCCAGCATATTGCTCGCTGCCTGTTTAAGATAATTTGCCATATAAATAAGTATTTAATGTTATTTATAACAAAACCATGGCTTATTCTGGGCGATATAGAGTAAAGAATCCAAAAAAATATGAGGGTGATTTTAATAAAGTCAAATACAGATCTCTATGGGAAAGGCAGACATTTAAATGGCTCGATAATAATCCAGGCGTAATAGGTTGGTCATCTGAAGAAGTTATTATTCCGTATCGTTGTAAAACCGATGGTAAAGTGCACCGTTATTTTGTAGATTTGTTTATTCGTACAAAGAATGGAAAGATATTTCTAATTGAAATTAAACCTAAAAAACAAACTGTTCCTCCTAAAAAGCCAGGCCGTAAGACTAAAAGATACCTTACAGAGGTATTGACTTACACAAAAAACCAATCTAAATGGGAAGCTGCTACAGCATACGCAAACAAGTATGGTATGACGTTTGAAATATGGCATGAGGATACTTTACGTTCATTTGGTATAAAAATCCTATAAATAGAGTTAGATGGCTACATTTATTAACAGGATTGAAGATAGAGCAACTCTTGCCGGTATTGAAAGAAATACCAAAGAGTCTCTAGATTGGTTTAGAAAGGAAATTCAAAACATTAAAACCGTGCCTAGCCGGAAGAAGTTGTTGTCAGATGAAAATCTCGATTACACAAATAAGCCATTGGTTGGTCGTATGTTTATGTATATCTATGATCCAAAGCATAAGAAAACTCTTCCATACTATGATAGATTTCCTCTAATATTCTTAATCGACAGAGCTGAAGGCGGCTTTTTTGGACTTAATTTGCACTATTTGTCACCTAGATATAGAGCAATATTTTTTGATAACTTGACTGAATACACAAACAACAAGAAATATAATAAGACCACTCGTTTAAGGCTTAAATACAACTTTCTTGCATCTAATGCAAAGCTGAGATACTTTGCTCCATGCTTTAAACGTTACCTTACAGATCACATTAAATCGCGTATCGTTGAGGTTCCGGCTCAACATTGGGAGTCTGTTTTATTCTTACCATCAGAACAATTTAAAAAGGTCAGAGCACAAGGTGTATGGACACTATCTAAAAAACAATTTACTTAAAAAGTTATGGGACTACTAGACGACATTAAAAATACAATTAACCCTGTCACAATTGACGAGTTTAAAGCAACTATTGGAAAACATAATGGTATAGCCACTACAAACAGATTTGCTGTTACTATTACTCCTCCCTCTGCAGCATTTTTAAATTTAGGTGCATTAATTGGAAACGGACCGCTAATCAACGACCCTAGAGATATAAGCGTATTATGCCAATCTTGTTCTTTGCCAGGTAAACTAATTATGACAGGTGATTATGATGCATACGGTGCTAATCCAAGGAAATATCCACAAAGCTCTATTCAAGAAGATGTTGAATTTTCGTTTTTAATTACAGGAGATTTTTATGCTAAGAAAACTTTTGATAAGTGGCAAAATTCTATTATTAATCAGGAATCTCAATTGGTGGAGTACGACGAAGAATACAAAACCGACGTTTTTATTCAACAATTAAATAAAGATAATACACCCATGTACGCTGTTCGTTTAAGAGATGCATATCCTATAGCAGTTAACAGCGTAGACCTCAGCAACGATAGTACTGATTCAGTTGCATTCGTAAGTGTAACTATGACGTACGACTTTTTTGAGACTGAAGCACCTATTAGATCGATGATAAATAGCACTGGCAACAAGCTTAAAATACTTAAGCGGCTATTATAAATTATAAATGAAAAACATTATGACATTACCAGTAATTGAATCACCAAAATATTTTTTAACTGTTCCATCAACGAATGAAACAATTGAGTTCAGACCTTTCCTTGTAAAGGAAGAAAAGGTTTTAATGATTGCACAAGAAACAAAAAGTACTCGGAATATGATTTCAGCAATGAAGGACGTAATAAATTCCTGTACATTTGGTTCATTAGATCTTTATTCGTTAGTTATGAGCGATCTTGAGTATATTCTACTACAAATTCGTTCAAAAAGCGTTGGTGAAACATCTAAAATTAGTTTTGAATGTAACGAGTGCAATGAAACTATAGAATTAACAATAGATCTTTCAGAGATAAAAGTTTCAACCGGCGAGAAAAAAGATAATAAAGTACAGCTAACCGACGATGTTGGTATAACGCTTAAAGCTCCAGGTCTTAAAGAAGCCGAAAAGGCATCTAAAAATACTAAAAATAATGACACTATTGTTCAATCATTGACAAGCGTGATTGAGAGTGTTTACGACAATGCAACGGTTTATCCATTAGCAGATGCATCTCCTAAAGAAATAGAAAAATTCATTGATTCTTTAAGTAGTGAGCAAGTTATGAAAATCAAAGAATGGGTTGATAGTATTCCAGCACTTAAAAAAGAAATTAAATATAAATGTTCAAAGGGCAAAGAAAGAACAAGGATGCTAAATGGCCTTAACGATTTTTTTGTCTAGCCCTTTCTCATAACTCATTAGAAAATTATTATCATATTCAGTTTTCGCTTGTACAACATCATAAATACAGCTTAACAGAACTTGACAATATGATTCCATGGGAAAGGGAGATTTACATTACATTATTAAAAGACCACATTAAAGAAGAAGAACTAAGACACCAAAAAAACAATGGCTGACGAATCCTTTATCAATAGAAAAGATCTTGAAGATGTAACTCAAAAAGTTGCGATTCAAAATTCAAAAGATATCGCAAAGCCTCTTATCGATCAACAGAAAAATAATGATCTTAAAGAGCTTGAGAGAAGTATTGAGCAAAAAGCCATGTTTCAAGACATAACAGATGCTCTTGAAAATATTAGCGATGCTCTCCTTAATGGTTTAAAAGGTTTAATTCCTAAAGAGGGTTCAGGCTTTGGTTTTTTAGCTGGAGCTCTCGGGTTGCTGTCCACTCTTTTTCTTGATATTGTTCAGTTTTTTAAGATATTATGGGGGAAGCTTAAAAAGAGTAAGTTAGGTAGATTATTTAGTGGTCTTATTACCAACATAAAAAATGGAATTAAAAAAATTGGTTTAAAGATTAAAAATAGTAAGATCGGGCAAGCTGTTGCTAATATGTTTTCCACTTTAAAAGCTAAGTTCCAATCCATTACTAAAACGATTAAAAATAGTAAGGTTGCGAAAGGTGTTAGTAACTTGTTTAATAATGTCAAAAATAGTAAGCTAGTAGGATTTATTAGCAACATTTTTAACAAGATTAAAAATAGTAAGATATTGACTTCGATCAGAAGTCTTTTGTCAGGAATTTTTTCAGGAAAGGGCGGTTTCTTCAGTAAATTAGCTAATATTTTTAAAAGGATTAAAGATTTCGTAACCAAAGGACCATTTAAATTTGTAACCAGATTTGTAGGAGGCATCGGTAGGATATTAGGTAAACTATTTTTGCCTCTTACTATTATACTAGGAATAGTTGATTTTGTTAAAGGGTTTATGCGGGGCTACTCAGAAGGTGGTATTATTGAAGGCATTAAGCAGGGTATTATGGATGTATTTGATGGATTGATAGGAAGCTTATTGCGTATTTTTTCGTGGATACCAGCAAAAATCGCTGAACTTTTAGGTTTAGATAACTATTCGAAAGAAATCGGGAAATTTACTGAAACACTTATTCAAAGTGTAAAAGATATATTTGGTGGATTAGTTGACGTAATAGTAGGCGTTATTACGTTCGACAAGGCAAAAATAAAAAAGGGGTTTGGTAAAATTTGGGAAGGCATTGTTAATTTTGCTGAAGGCTGGTTTGATACCCTTGCGGCTTTCTTCCAGGACGTATTTGATGTTGATATTAAAGCCTTCTTTAAACCTGTTGGGGATGCCTTTAATGACATGTTCGACTGGTTTGGTGATCTCGCAGATAAGCTCGGGGATATCTTTACGATGCAAACTCTTAAGGACATTGGGGATTCATTGATGGACGCTGCAATTAATATGATCCCAAGCGAGAATATCAGAAACTGGATTAAGGATGATGAAGAGGATGCCTCCACCAGCTTAAATCTAAGTCCAAGGCAGTTAAGAGCACTCCAGGATATTGGTGGTGGAATACCAAGCGGTTCACCACTTCCTGGCGGCGGAACGGGTGGTGGTATTAGAGTAGCAAATAACAATCCGACTGTAATCAACAATACTATTAACGCCCCGTCTAATAACGGTATTGCCGCTATGCAACGGGCATTTGCAATGGGTTAAACTAAAGAGGGGTGACCTTTCAGCCACCCCTCTACTATAGTATTATGTTGTGTATCTATTAACTAGATGCCAATTTAGCAAAATAACTAAGAGTGTCATCTGAGTTACCTTCTGATGTAGCATCATCAGATTTTTCTACAGGAGCTTCGCTTTCTGTAGTATTCATAACAGGAGCTTCCTTAACAGTATTAAGTTCTACCTGCTGTTCAGTTGAAAGTCCAGTAGCTACTTCGGCTTCACCAATTACCTCAAACAACTTGCGCTTGAGGTCACTGTATGACTTGTAGTTTTCTGGATCAGTAAACTCACTTAGTTTGTGGAGCTTGTTGTATACTTCTTCAAGCTGAGCTTCATCACCATCAAATAGTGAAGCTGTGCTATCAAACTCGGACTTATCATAATTACGATAACCTTCTACATTACGAATCTTAAGCTTAAAATTAGCACCAGACCAGAAATCAAAAGGATTGATTGGTGTTTCATCTTGGAATTGTGGTTGCATAACATCCATAATTTTATCCATGATTTTTTTACCGTACTCATAAAGAAAAACCTTTCCTTCATTCTCTGGATTGCCAGAATCGGATACAACTAGTACGTTTGAAACGTGGTGTAGACGACGCTTACGCAATCGAGCAAGTTCTTTATCTTCATCACGGCCTGTATTCCAGAGCTGTGAGTTCAATTCAGAAACTGGATCCGGCTGACCGATAGAAGTCAATGACCTCTCGATATACCAACGACCAGTTGATCCTTTGAATCCATGATCCCAGTAGCGTACCCATGGCAGGTCTTCACCGGCACCGGCAGGCAAGAATCGAAGAACGGCATAACCATTACCTGCTTTATCAACAGTTGGTTTCCAGACACGATCGTCGCCGTAGGTTTTCTTTTCGCTGCTAGAATCAGCAGCTGATACGAGTTTTGAAATCGCACTATCGCGATTTTGTTTTAGTTTTTCGAATGACATAGTATTTTTTTTGTATTTACAGTGTATGTTTGTTTGTTTTTGACTGACAAGAGCTATATTACCAAATTTTGATCAAGATGTAAATAATAAAAGTATCTTATCTTTGATTTTATTTTTTGGCAATGGCTTTTGCAGCATGATCGACTTATACTTAATAAGCATGTCGATCGTTTCTTTATTTATACCTAATGGATCGCTTACAGATGCCCTCAGGCGGTTAAGAAAGTTAACGAGTATGTCCAATAACACTACTGTCTCAGGATGAATCTCACGTGATCTGAGAGCCTCTAAAAGAGGATTTGCCGAGTAGTCTTCAGTTGTTGAACATAATTGGTCGAATGTGTACCCTTTATTATATAGGAATTTAACGTCTTCGTTAAACATATATGTGATTTTATCGTATCGTGCTACGTAAGCGGAATAGATTTCATCTGACATATCTCCAATCCAGACTTTTTGATTTTCAATTAAATTTGCAGTAAAATATTGTATAAGTTCTTCTCTACTAAAACGCCTTGAAAGCTTTTCAAAAAAGTAACGGTCTCTGCGTCTTTCAAAACTAATTTGTTTTACAGACGTCTTATAGTTATATTTTACGGCATCATAGTCTGTCGTGAAGTGTAGCTTTAGTGACTGATATATTTGATATGCTTGATATCCGTTATTCAATGTTTCCATTTATTTAAGTAGTTAACGGTATTAGATCGTAATTAAAATGCTCAAAATCTTTTTCATAGACTTTGTTAATCAAGTCACGCAATTTTTGATTTATGTCACTAATGAAAAATATTTTAGGATTTGAGTTTTCGTGTTTATTAAGTGACACAGACAATTTGTATTTTTCCATTAATGTGTTAAATTCAGGTTTTAAATTTTCGAACTTTAATACTGATAATGTTGCTGTGTCATGGATATAATAATGTTGCGGTGTATAGTGATGACCAGCTGGCAAATGATATTTGTTAGGAGGCTTTATTTCTTCAATTTTTTTAATCAAATAATTATTAAAATCTCCCTTTGAAAATCCTAACATTTTTTCTGGCTGCGCACCCATTCCGCCGAACTTGCAATGAAATTCTGATATAATTCGTGTATAAGGATTTCTTACAACCATAAACCAATCATATTTTTGTACCAATAAATCAAGTTTAGATTTTAATGTTCCATGGTGCCAGCCGTATTCACAATCCCACCGACCCCAAAGTATACCGCGCTTTTTACCTTCGCTTTCTATACTGGTACCAGCAGTTTTTGTTATATGACTAAATTTTAAATGTTTCACGCGCTACTTAACTAACGACTACTCAATATCTATTTCAAATGAACAACCTTTTATTAAATTGGATGATGATAATACACCAAGGCCGGTTAGAGAATCATAGAGAAACTCATATGTATCATTATCAACTTCCTCGCCAATTCCATAACGTTGTTCTGGGTCATTGTAGCTAATTGTATAAGCACTCCCGTTTGAATCTTCATCAGCAACAATCTCATATAAAGTACCATTGTACTCAACTTGAGAATGCCAACAAATATTATAGTACGTTTCTTCTGCTGATTTTGTTACAGTCAATGTTTCTGTGAGCTTTTCTTCATCACTAAATCCAGCTTCCATAATAATTTTTAAATCTCCTGACTTCATTATTTAATACAATGTTGTTGTTGTTCTTTTAATGATATTTCTATCCATAGCTTCAACTTCAAGCTTATTTTTAAGAGGTCCTTTTACAAGTTTAGCCATATCTTCTGGATCAATTTCTTTTTGTTCGCAGATTTCGATAATTGCTTCTGTATAAGTCATTCCATCTCCATGTACAAGCTTTTCTACTTCTAAACGTAGCTGTTCTTTTGTTATAGCCGGCTTAATTATGATTTTATCTTTGCTCATAGTGTTCTAATTAGTATTGTGTCTTTATTGATTCGACCTTTGGCCGGTTTTCTTTTTGTTTTTAATTTAGAAAGCTCTTTGTCAATTTGCCGTTCTGTTTTTGCAGAAAGGATTGGCAAAAATTCTTTTGGTTTTCTTAGTGTGAGTGAATAGGATTGAGATTCGTCAAACCCTTTTAACGTACTACCCTGAACAGTGAATCCATCGCGGCTTGAAGATGTGAACACTGTTATCTTTCTATATTTTGTATTAAACATAAAGAATTTTTGTGCGCCAACAATACGAGTAGGATCGCATGATTGCATGCAATATTCTTCTGATTCGTTTAAATAATTTAATTTAGAAACCTGCTTATCCGCTGACTTTGGTTTTTTAGTTCTAGGTTTACGGGCTGCTTTTTTAGATGATTTGTAAAGCACAATTTCATTTAGCATTTCATCAATTGCTTTTATGCGATTTTTTAGTTGCGGCTTGGAAAGATACGAAAAACCTTCAACCATATCAGGACACCTTTTTTCATATGCATCACTATAATCGTTCTTGTGTCTCTCAAGCCATTGAACCACAGGACCAACAAACGAAACAGGAATATTTTCGCCTCTCAACATAGAGGCGACAGGCATCTTTTTAATTTTTGTTTTAGGTTCTGTCCAAAGATCTAGCATCTCTTCTAGTTCGCACAACACACTAGTCTGAACCTTTTTTGTCATTATAGCATGCACATTAGGCTTTTTAGAAACCGACACTTTTTTTACAGAATCATTCTTCCTAATAAACAATTCGGCTTTAGCTTCTGAAATAAGAGATCGAATATTTTCTTTTACAGTATTAGGATATCTACCAAACTTTGGCATTCCCATATTGAAGCATCGACAAAGCTTTCCAGTAATGTTAAGGATATAACTTGTTTTTGGTACATGAGGAATAACAGAAATATCTCCGGCTGAGTAAGAATTATTTTTCATATACTCCTGAATAATAGGAATATAGTCATCACGATCAAGATAATAATTATAAAAATTTAAACACTTGCCAACCCGATCATCGTATTTTTCTTCAGGGCAATTATGCCAACTTGGTTCATCTCCAGTGAACTTAAAATCAGGTGCAGCAACCATTCCAGATTTAAGAAACTTCTTAGATCGTTTGTTTTTCATGAGATTATTATACACATAAATACCACTAATGTAAACAACAAAATTACTAATTTGCCATGAAAATACAAAATAAAGGGCCAGAATTCCTCAAAAACCAACATTTGAGGCCTTCCAGGAGCTCATATCCTGCCAATTCTAAAATGCGCAAAGCACAAAAACAAAAAAGGCTGTTATTAACAATACTGCTAGGAACAACCTATACTCTTTTTGTTTATGGTCTACTTAAATACGGAGATGCTATTTAATTTCTTCTCCCGCGGAGTATTGATAGTAAAAGAACACATATAGGCATCAATAAAAAAGAATTGGGTTCTGGAATGGCAGTTCCTGTAGTGCCATTAAACTTTAAAATGGATGGATCCTGAGAGAATGATACGCCATTTAAGTAAATATCGTCGCCCTGCTGCGCAAACTTTTCTATGGAACTTAAAGTGAGTTGTGCGTTCGGGGATAAGTTGACGACAGATCTTTCTACTTGACTATT